GCTAGTAATGATATTATGGGCACGGCTTTCAATAACATGTTTAGTGTCACGGTTAGCTCCAACTGCTTCTAATTCTTCTAATAAACTGCGGGTTTTTCTTTGCATTATAATATAGATCCTACTATTATTTATCAATCATCTAAACTATTTAACAAAGACTTTAATTTGCTGCCTGTAGCATCTGCTATAATACGTTTAGTGTTAGAATCCATATTGGCACTAGCAATAACAGTTGAACTGGGCTTTAATCTACTCATTAAATCAGTTGCTGTAGGTTGTGGTTTCTTGTAAACTTCAATCTCACCTGTATCAGAATCAGTAATACGCATGGTTTCAACACTATATTCTAATTCAATCTTTTGCCCTACACCAGTTGAACTACGTGATTTCATACATTGCATTTGATATTGACCACGTTCCCGCATACTTCTACTTGTAAAAATACCAAATACATTATCGGCTGTATTAATCTTACTGATACCACCTGCAATATGACTATGATCAAATTCAATTTCTTCAACCGCTGACCGATTCAATTGACTTGCCGTCACTAATAATATGTTTAATTCTTTGGATAAATTACGCAATTCTTCTGCAACATACTTGTCTTTAATAAATTGATCATTGGGATTAACTTTAACAGTAACCGGCATTACTAAATCTAAATAGTCGACCATAACAAAGTCAACTTTAATTGATGTTTGAATTTGAACCTCTTTAAGATATGCACGAATATCATTAACGGTACTTTGTGCAGGCAATCCTTTAACACGATATTGTCCAGATTTAGTACTAGACATTCTAATCTTAAGAGCAGTATTTGAGATATCTTTTCTAATATCCCTTGTACTCATTTGAGTAAGCATAGCATCGGTTCTTAGACTGGTTAATTCTTCTGATAATTCTAATGTAATATATACACCGCTTAATCCCTGTTGTATCCAATTAAGTGCCATATTCATCATTACCAATGATTTACCCGATCCTGATCCGCCTGCAAAAATGTTGAGTTCTCCTCTGCTAAACCCACCATACAATAATTTATCCATTTGGGGCCATCCAGTTGAAACTTGCCCACCTGAATTAAAATACTTGGTAATACGACTTTCAGGATCTGCAAAGTAATCTGTGCCCATATCTTTAGTTAAAGATATTTGTACCGCATCTTTAATTAACTTTTCAACAGGATCATATTCACCCTTTTCTAATAAATCAGCAGCCTTAAGAATTGCTCTTTCTAGTTCTTGTCGTTTGGTAAATGCTTCAAACTCATCTAAAAACCACTCGTAATGACCCTCATTTAATTCTTCTGATATATCAATTGTTACACCAGTTACTGCTTGGATTTGTGTATGATCGGGTAGTACATTATATTTTTCACTATGTTCTTTGTACATTTCTGCAACTGGTCTTAGTGACTTTTCAAAGTTTGCTGGATTGAATATATTTGTAACACGTACAAATAATTCAGGATTTGTAGCCATCATCCTAAGAAATAATTTCTGCACATCTGTATTATATTCCTTTAACAATTTGTCGTTTCCTTAATTCTATTTTAATTTTACTCATCGTTGCTGATTGTAATATACTTAACAAAGTTGGTAATCTACCATATTTTATAACCGCATCATTTACATCTTTAACATCTATACTCCAATTTGGTAAACTAACACTATATCCCAATTCTAATGCTCTTTCACATATATCTAATCCAGCGGTGTCACGATCAGGTACTAATATAATTCGTCTATTTAATTGTGCTAATAGCTGTGCTTGTTCATCATTGATTGTGTTTCTTGTCAATGCACATCCATTGATACTCATTGCATCAAATATACCTTCGGTTAATATACATACTTGCCAGTCGGGCTTTTGAAAGTCATAACCAAATACATAACCAGCTTCTTGATCATTAATATATTTAGGTATTCTGCTATCTAAATACCTACTAGTATGACCCACTATATTTTTTTTATATAGATATGGGATAACTATTCTGTTATTGTTTCTACCCTCATCATTGGGTGTAACAACAAAAGGAAGCAAACCAATTGGAATTTTTCTGTTATTTAAATAATCTATATAAACCTGATGTTTACTATTGGCAGCATCTAATAACTCACCTTCTGGTAGCTCTTTTGTTTTGAATTTAATTGTTTCACGAATTTTTTTAGTTACGGTGAAATCTAGTAAATCTTTGTATTTTAAACTTTCTAAACTCCACAATTGAATCTGTTCAATATCTACACCGCACCAAACTAAGAATTGTCTTGTTTTTTCATTGATTGTTCTGCCCAACGTAAAGCTACAACTGAATCGGCAGTTAAAGCAATTCATTATCCAATTATTTTGCCCTTCAAATTTAATACCACCGCGCATTCTAATATCTGGTCTATGCCCGCGATGACTACAGCAAACGGCATTAAAGCTGTGCCAGCCACCGCCTGTTAGTTTCTTTTTACCCGGTAATAATGATAGGACATCAAACATATCTATGTATTATAACACAAATAATGGTACAATACAACAATGTTGGTTAATTATCTAACTAAAATATTATCTATTGTTCCAGCTGTAGATATAAATTTCAATCTGATGAAAGGATGAATACCTTGAATGGTATAATAATCTGTGCCAGTTTCGGTACTATACGATACTTTATCTGTAACATTATACCAATCACTATCACCACTAGTAGATCCTTGAACTTGGATATTACCAGTATAATCAGTATAGTATGTTTGTATTGTAAGTGAAGATTTATCTACAGTATTGTACCTACTGCTGTTATATGTAACAGATGTATTATTAGGTGCGGGATGTGTGGGTATATCAATAGTAACAGATGGTACATGTTTTGGTAGTATACTATTGACAATTTCCATTACACCACGAGCACCGCTAGTATCATCTACAAATACTGGATATTCAAAACTGTCAGTTGGAATGGTTAATGAATAATAACACATTTGTGCATCAATAGCTGACAGCTCTCCGTCAGTAACAGTTAAAGATGCTAATCCAGTTACTGGTAGTAGCAAATCTAATGATTTTTGTAATAAAATTGTTATACCATCATAACCAAGTATACGACATGTAATAACTTTACCAGTAATATCAATAGGTTTTTGCTCTTGATTTAAGAACTGAAATTGTAGACGGTTGTCTACTCCCTTATGCAATTTAAGATTTTTAGCGTACACGGTTTGATATCTCCTAGGTGAGGATCCTGAATATAATACAACAGACTGTCTGGGTATATAATAATTTACTGGTGTAGAATACATGTAAAGACTCCTTGATAAGTATATTTATGACAGTAAATATTATATGTTATGTTACGGCAATAAATAAAAGGTAACATATAAAAACATGCTTCATCAAGACTATTTCAATAAATTAACAAAAAATCATCCATTTATAACCGTGTGTGCATATGCAGGCCAAGATTATGTGGGAATAGTCCAAAATAGGGACGAAGTAGTTACCACTATATATGACTATGGTAGCATCTTAGAACAAGAGTTAAGAGAAAAATTCTTAGAATTAGGTGATATTTGGTGGTGGGAATCAAATAGATTAATTCCAATCAATATGTTTTTAAAAGATGATTGGTCACCCTTCAAACCTTATATAAGAACATTCAATAATAAAAGTTTAACTATTGTGCATGGTCCAATATGCAGTATGCTAGAGTTGGCAAAACGTAAAAGTAAGCGAAAAAGCATTACTCTTGTTAAACGAATGTCTTAACTTTTTTCTTCACTTAGTAAATTCATGTGTATGCAAACTAAATGTGCATAACCAACTGAATGACTACGCTTAAATGTATACCCATCATCTGACTTATCCCATACTGTCTCAGCAACTTTTTTCCATGGTAGACCAATCAAATGTTTTTTACCGGGACGAATAATAGCAAGAAACATTGCTAATCTAGTAATACTATCGATAGACTCTGGCATCTTTTTAATATTTTGATAATGATTTTGTAAATGAATCAAGCTTTTCATTCTTTCATAGTCTGTCAATATTGACCAATCAGGCTCTCGCATCAACTCAATCAAATGCATCTCATCACGTACCTTACTGTAAACATGTACATTCAAAAAATCTAATTTAAGATAACCACGTTTTTCTGCAACCGCATAATCAATATTGGCCATATCATTGATTGCATCATATGGTATGTCAGTAACATATACTCCAGATGCATGTTTACGAATAGGATTTACATTCCGCATTGCGGCTGGTATATGCTTGATATGTTCTAAAATTTTAGTTCTATCTGCAAAATCAATATCAATGTCTGAATTAAATTTCATCTTGTCATTAGTCCAGATTGTATAAGTTTGTCGTATGCCTTTTGTACTACAATTGCTTGCCGTTCAGCATCCTCTACCGCTTTATGTGTAGTTTTATAATTGCCGTCTTTTAGTTTTACACCTGCCACTTCATACAAAGTTCTAGTATCTCTAACAGTATAAAAGGGCCATGGTATTCGCATATCCAATTGGGTCCAAGCAGTCTCCATAACCACACAGTCAAAAGCTGCACCATTAGACCACACAGCCCTACGATTCCAACAAAACTTATATAATTTTTCCATGGATTCTTTAAATGAAATTCTTCCCTCATCCCCCAAAGCCTCAAGTTGGGCTTCACTACTCTGCGTACTCCACCATCTGAGTGTATCTTCATTTATTGTTCTTCCCAAATCTGTTTGATCTTCTAAT